GCCTGCGAAAAAGAAACAAACACCATCAGGGTGGTTGAGTTTCAATGCAGTATGCTGTCAGCACAATGGATCAACACAGGATCGGCGAGGGCGTGGCGGACTCAAAGCCACGGATCAAGGTTGGAGTTATCACTGTTTCAATTGCAATTACACAGCCAGTTTTATCTTGGGACGCAGTGTAAGTTACAGGGCTCGAAAACTCCTGGGTTGGATGGGGGTTCCAGAAGTAGAAATAGAAATGCTGGGATTGGAAAGTCTGCGGCACAAAAATATACATGGTATATTGAGTGAACGGCAGCAAGTTTGGAATGCCATAAGCGATATTCAATTTGGTGAGTTTGATGAGTGGCCACCATTTAGCGAATTAGTCACACCTGAATTAAAATTCCAATGGGACTATCTGCGGACAAGATGTGTGCCTGAAGACTTTCCTGTGCTTACAGCCGAAAAAAACGATGGCGTCCACTGGACTCGTCCACAAGTGATCATACCGTTTACCTACAACAATGTCATGGTGGGTTGGACTGCCAGGATGTTGGATGGCAAGGCTCCCAAGTTTATCAGTCACAGTCAGCCAGGCTATGTGTTTGGCACAGATTTGCAACACTCAGATTGGCAACATGTCATAGTCACAGAAGGCATATTTGATGCACTCAGCATAGGTGGCTTGGCTGTGATGCACAATACCATAAGTGATCTACAGGCCAGACTGATACGCAGTCTTGGCAAGGAAATTACAGTGGTACCAGACCAAGACCGGGCCGGCATTGAACTGATTGACCGTGCCGTGGAACTGGGCTGGGCAGTGAGCATACCTGATTGGCCTGCGGGCTGGAAAGATGTCAATGACGCAGTGATAAAGCTGGGCCGACTGGGTGCTTTGCTAACTATAATGCAATCGCGAGAGACCAGTAAGATTAAGATAGAACTAAGAAAGAAAGCACTTGTCAAAAAATTACAATAATTGGTGTGTTGACATATATCGAGGGATATTTATAGAACGGTTCAACGATACACATATCAGAGTTGCGCCTTGTTGCCAAGCTACCGCAGTCATTGAACCTTTAGAAACATTTGAGTTTGCCAACAATCATTTTCTTGCAGTTCTAAGAAATAAATTTGAGTTAGGAGAAAAACCAGATGAATGTAATCGTTGTTGGCATGATGAGCAATTGGGGCAAAACAGCAGAAGGATCAATATTTCAGCAAATCAGTTGCCAGACACCACTGTAGAATTGGAAAATCTCACCTACCACAGCACCTGGGCATGTAATCTTGCCTGCATTATGTGTGGTCCTCATAATAGTAGTACATGGGCTAAAGAGTTAAACATGTCTTCAACTAAGTTGGAACAAATTGGTAAAAAATTTAATAAATCTAAAAAGTCATTGGATACTGTTGATTTTTCAAAACTCAAAAGAATACACTTCAATGGTGGTGAGCCATTGTTAAATAATGATCATCAAATAGTTTTGGAAAAATTAAATGATATTAACGCATTAAACAACGTAAATTTAAGTTATAATACAAATGGCACACAGTATCCAACAGATAAGACAATAGAGCTATGGAAAAAAACTCAACAAGTATTGTTATTTTTCAGCATTGACGCAACTGAAACTTCTTTTGAATATATTCGATATCCAGCTAACTGGCAATCAACTGTTGACAACTTACTCCGGTTAAAAAATACGTTACCAGCAAATGTAAAGTTTGGATTTACAATCACTGTTGGGTGTTATAACATATTTGAAATAAGAAATGTACTAGATTGGGTCAAGCAATATTTTGCTGGTGCTGATGTTTCCTTGCAAATAGCTTATAATTTTGACCCCATGGTATTAAATGTCAATGCTAAAAATGCTGCAATTGAATATCTCAAAGACTACAAAGAATTGAATGGAATTGTAAATCATCTAATCTCCACAAAACAGGTAACAAACAACAGATGGTTGATTGATTTAAAAAAAATTGATCGACGAAGGAATACCAATTGGAAACAAGTTTTAAAAGTAGCAGAATTTTATTAAAGGATGAGTTGTGTTAAAAGATTACAGCACTGACGTTCAGCGATTATTTTTAGAAATGATGTTGGAAGATGCACAAAGTTATGTGCGTGTGCAGAACATCTACAACCCGCAGAACTTTGACAAGAGTTTGCGAGCCGCGGCTGAGTTCATAAAAGAGCATTCAGACAAACACAAAACCTTGCCGGACCGTACACAGATCTCTGCCACCACAGGCATTAAACTACAAGCAGTACCTGATCTAAACGAAGGCCACTTTGATTGGTTCATGTTGGAGTTTGAGCAGTTTACCAAGCGCCAAGAATTAGAACGTGCTATTTTAAAGGCAGCAGACATGCTGGAAAAAGGTGACTTTGAACCTGTAGAGAAACTGATCAAGGATGCGGTACAAATAAGTTTGACCAGAGACATGGGTACAGATTACTTTGCAGACCCAGCGGCTCGTATCAACAAGTATTTCAATTCAGGTGGACAAGTTTCAACAGGTTGGCCGCAGATGGATCGACTGTTGTATGGCGGCTTTAGTCGTGGTGAACTCAACATTTTTGCAGGTGGATCAGGATCAGGCAAATCGTTGGTCATGATGAACATTGCGCTAAATTGGTTGCAACAAGGACTCAGTGGTGTGTACATCACGCTGGAACTGAGTGAAGAATTAACAAGTTTGCGAACAGATGCCATGCTCACAAACATGAGCACCAAGGACATTCGTAAGGACATAGACACAACAGAACTCAAAGTCAAACTGGTGGCCAAAAAATCCGGCAATTATCAAGTCAAAGGCTTGCCAGCGCAAAGCAACATCAATGACATACGTGCGTATTTGAAAGAGTATCAAATACAAACAGGCAAGCGTGTGGACTTTGTGATGATTGATTATTTGGATTTGCTGATGCCTGTGAGTGCAAAAGTTTCACCCAATGACTTGTTTGTGAAAGACAAATACGTGAGTGAAGAACTGCGTAACTTGGCCAAAGAACTGGGCATCTTGATGGTCACAGCAAGTCAGTTGAATCGATCGGCTGTGGAAGAAGTAGAATTTGACCACAGTCATATTTCAGGTGGTATATCTAAAATCAACACAGCGGATAATGTGTTTGGTATCTTTACAAGCCGTGCCATGAAAGAGCGTGGCAAGTATCAGATACAGTGCATGAAGTCTCGAAGCTCGACCGGCGTTGGTCAAAAAATTGATTTGGAGTACAACATTGAAACAATGCGCATTACTGATGAAGGTGGAGAAGATGGAGATGGATATTCAAAGAAACCATCCACTTCAATCATGGACTCAATCAAAGCCCGCAGTCAAGTTAGCCCGGCTAGTGATGACTCAAACAGCCCTCCATGGGACAGTGGTGATACCACACCTAAAGTCACCGCAGATGTTCAAAGTGCAAAACTAAAACAACTACTGGGCAAGATAAAAACTGGTTAAGCCGCAGTGATTACAGCAGTCCAAGTGGTTGAACTGTTGGTGTTGATGTACATTCTATCATTGGTGGTTGTGCCATCTGTGCGCAAATACAGTGATCCTTGAGCTGCACTCAGTGTTGGAGCACCAGAACCAAAGAATATACCAAGATTGGTGGTGCTGGACATTTTATAACCAGCACCTGTGGTACCGCCAGCAGGCACAGCAGTACCTGACAGTATAGTAGCATTACCCACAGCAGATAAAACTGCACCAGACAATATATTGCCACCAGTGATATTAGCCGACACGCTTACTGTAGTACCCGTGTGTGTGATAGCATTGACATTGGCACCGCCCAATACATTGCCACCTGTGATATTGCCTGTGGCCGAAATCAATCCCACTGCATTCAAATTACCACTAACAACGTCGCCAGTAACCATCAGCCCTTGTTCGATATTTAATCCATCTGCTATTGTGACAAAACTTGAATCATCAGATCTAATATTATTGGTTACAATAGTTGGTGTAGTAACCACATTGACCGCAGTTATATTACCACCTGTGATATTACTAGAGGTGCTGACTATTCCGCTTGTTAATAGATTGCCTCCTGTAATATTTCCGCTTGCTAATAGATTGCCGCCTACCACATTGCCCACAGCAGTCACAGTGTTCACAGAGATATCAGTCAATGTAACATTGCCAAATATGTCTCCATTGACATATAAATTGCCCTGAACACCCACACCGCCTGCCACAGTCAATGCACCTGTGCTGGGACTGGTGCTGACAGTGTTGGCAGCAATGGTCACGTTGTTGGTGTAATAACTCAGCGGACGATTCAAGTCAAATATTGTGATGGCATTGCCAGCGTTGGTAGTACTAAAGCCAAATTCGTAAGTGCCGGTGTTGGCAAAGGTGATAACATTGCTGGCATATCCTTGTAGGCCAACAATGCCATTGCTGACTGTGTTGGGCAGAGTTAGTGTACGTCCCGCCTGATCCACTGTGATTTGAGTGCGTATCATGCCCAAGGTACCAGCAGTGGGCCATGTATTTGAAGTAAAACTCAAACCAATGTTGCCAGCCATGTTGATACTTTGATAGTGTCCTGCACTGCAATCTATTGTGATTGTACCCGAAGTGTTGGCAATGGCCACAACTGTGCCTGAAATGCCTTTGACCAGAGCATTGTACACCACGTTGTTACCAAGATTGTTGTCCAAAGTTGTGCCTGTGAGTGCGGCTTTGAGCACAGCCTTGCTTTGTAGGTCAGTTATTTCATCTGCAGCATATTGAAAATTTGTGCGGGTATTGGTAAAGTTGTCACGCATGCCTTGAGTGTTGTTGCTGACTCCTGCAATGGGATAATTACCGTCGATATCAGCGGGATTGATTTGGCTAGTCATACTGGTTCCTTGTATTAGATATTTATTGCAATGACGTTTCCACTAAATAATCCAAAGGCCCTTGAGCAAATGCAAAAGAAAACTAAAAGCATATTAGAAGAACTGGACAGTTTGTACATAGAACGTGATCGCAGAGCCATCATCGAAACTCGCGCCAGCAACCTAATTGAAACAGCCATTCGTTTGCTGGAACAAATTGACTCTGAATTCTCGCCTGACCAAGCAGAAAATCTTCAGCGCAAACTGCTGAATGCAATACGTCAACGAGACACCAGCAAATTCTCACGGAGCGTCAGGAGAACCCATGCAGATCTTTGAAATCACTGCTAAAAAACTCACGCAAGAAGCCATCAATCCAGGTGCTGCGATTGGTGCCTTGGGTGCTAAATTGGCCGCTTATAATGCACAACAGGCTGGATTGAGTATGCCGAATGATGCAGACAGTGGCAGTGCCTACGGCAATATGCGAGCCAAAGCAGCCGCAGCCGCTGATCCCTTGATCAATCAAATGGCCGCAGACGAAATGGCCGGCTGGAATCAGGCCCTGAGCAATGCAATGAAATCTGCTGGTGTGACCGCCCCTGGTGCATTGCCACCAGCCACCAGACGAGCAATATCAAACAGTTTTATGGCTAGAGTTTTTCAATATTTTCTTGAAGGCAAGTTGGGAGATGATTTAACGGATTTTCCTGAAATGGTAGACAAGCGATCTAGATCTGAAGCCAATACATTGTTGACCAAATTAAATTCTGCTGTTAGAGGCATACTCAATTTCTACAGCAGAATT